ATCTCTGATGGTACTTTTATAGCGTCCGGGAGGCGCAGATATACAGATGGTGACAGGCTCTTGCCTTTTCCCAGTTGGATCTACGAGAAAAGCTCCCATAGCTTTTTGTACTGCTTCCAGATTTCTTATCCTCTGCAAAGCTAGCTGCTTAATATGAGCATCACCCCGCGTAGATTTAGAAGTTATAAAAGTCTTATACCCAGATACGAGATTATTAATCTTATCATACTGGATATGACTGTAAGCTAAAGATCCGCTATTTGCTTTGACAAAAATATCTCTATATTCAGCATCTAGGGCTTCAAACTCTATAACGGTGTCTTCAAAAATGCCATATCCTAAAACATTGGTGGATATAATATTCGCACATGTTTTAAAGAAACCTACGATCAATTCGAAAGTAGCTGGCAAGTCTTTAGAGGCACGTAATCCAGATAACAAATCGTGGATATGTTTCCTCTCTATATTGTAAATGGCGAAGTAACTCACCAATAAAGAAGAGAATGCGAAAACGTCACCGTTTTGCAATTCCACTACTTCTTCACTATCCTCAGGATTAGATGTAGGATATAACCAATAGAATACTGTTCCAACTGCTAAAGCATTTAGAGCTGCCTTATTAATACTATCTTTTCCTAAAAGGTAAAAGTAGGTTCCTAAAGTAAGCATCCTGTAGAAATTATGATCCTTACCTCTATGACTGAAGTAGCATAATAACACAGGGAGAATAATGTCTCCTGCTGCGTCAAGAACTGTCTCAGGAATAATAGATGTCACTACACTTTTAAAAACTCCAGTGATGTCAGATAATCCCTGGGAGGCATAATCATACCCTCCAGATATTTTATCGGCCACTGTAGAAGCCTTCTCTGTGAGCTTTATTACTGGATCTAAATCTTTTTTGAACGACTCAATAAAATTCCTAGAATCCTGATCTAGTTTGTGTTCAACAGTAAATAACCCTTGTAATTCTACATTATCTACATCGTCTTCTTCTTTTGCGTACGACGAATGTAAAGTGCCAGAACTATTAATAGCTAGGTACTGCTGAATTGAGTGACCTAGTTTAACCGGATCAACATCAAATACTTCGTGAAGGAATATAGAAAAATATCCAACACTAAAATGTTTAGTGAGCTCGTATAAAGGCCCACATACTTCAGGTCTAAGGATAATAGAACCTCGATTCCATTGTCCCTTAAAGAATGTAGTAATAAACTTGCTCCTTTTGAGCGCCCTTGGTAAACATTTCTTAAAAAAGAACATGTTATCAGTAAGCATAGCTGAAGCACTATAAGCATCAGCCAGCATAATTATTTGTGTTATGTCAGATACGTCTACGTAATAAATCTCCTCAGTACTCGCGGTTAGGCTTGTACTTGTAGTCTGTTCTCTCTCAGGACGAACTCCTACATTCACATTTTCGGGGGATTCATTAAGCGGACCTTGCATTAGAGACTATAAGTGGGAGCGCCACAGGGTTGCCTAAAGAAAAATTTTTAATCTAAAAGAAATCCATACATCGATTTGCTTTTATATTTATTTTTGGGTTTTGTGAGGGTTACTCAAGCCTCTTTTATATTGTTTTTATGTTTTTATATTATTTTATCACACTGAGCAAGTGCTGGATAGGGTACACGGCCTTTCGGGCGGCGCGGTCATAAGACTCTGTTAAACCCACCTGATTTATGGTTTAGTTTCTCAAGTCCTTAGACAGGACTATTAAGTGTATTTTTGACGAAACTTAGCATTGTGGTACTAAATCTTCAGAAGCCATCAAAATAAATTTTCACGTCTGATCGCGTTTGAATATTCCACTAACCCACATAGTAGAAAATTCGAGGTATTATCAACCCCAGTCATACCGCTAGAGGTGTGGGTTCTTTACGGTAAGGAGAGCTAACAAGGGTAAAGATAGTTTAAGTGCTCTCTACTCAGACTGACATCATTGCAACTACCAACAAAAAGCACAAAGGCTTCG